GTTCCACCTCGTGATGTTCTTCGCCTCTGCCGGGGCCAGGTCGAGGAGTTCGGGGTGCTCTGCGAGCGCGGCGATAATATCGGCGAGGTGCCGCTTCATCCGCGCCCGGTAATAGATGTCCTCATTGAGGAGCGTGAGTGTGACATCGGTCGCCTGTCGCATGAGCTGTTGCTTCCTCGCGGCATCGTTGTCGGTGTGGTTCTCGCGGATGCTCTGCTTCATCACGCGGTTGAGTAGCGCGAGGAAGGAGTCGTCGTAGACAAAAACCGCATCAGGGTCTTTCTTCGCCGCCCGGTATGCCGCGCTGTTCCCGGCGCACCGATATTTCAGGAACCCCTGCCACGCAGTGTCTAGGAGTTTTTCGAGGACGGTGTTCTTGATCGTCTTCTGGAAAAACATCCCCAGTCCCCCCGCATAGCAGTTGTGGGCGAACCCGACCCGGGGCGCGTTCGTGAGCGCCTGAGCACTCTGCGGGTCACGGGCGATCATCGCCTGCTTCTCGTCAGGGCTCATAAACTGGGCTGCGAACGATTCGGACATCCTCAGCCCTCATAGTAGTGCGGTTCGCGGATCAGCCTACCCGAGACGACGATGTTTCCCGCCCCGGTGCCGAGGTTCGTAACCCGGATCAGGTATTTCTTCGTCCGGTCAAGGTAGATCTCCGGGAGCGTGCCGTGTGCCGCGTCCCCTGCCCCGACATCACCCATCGTGCTCTGGTAGAGGATGTCTGCCGGGAGTGCGGCGGCGACGTAGGCGACCGGGGCCGCGAGCGTGCCTGCTGCCGATGCGGTCGGCGTGTGGTAGACGGCGGGCGAACTATTCATACTCGGATCGCCGTTGCGGTTGAGCCCGTATGCGATCAGTTCGGTGCCTGCGGCCGAGGTCGTCGGGGACTCATAGATGCCGACCGAGCAGTCGACGCCGGGGTCAACATCCAGCGCGAGCCGGAGCGGCGTCACCGCGCCGTTGGCGGAGGGGTCGAGCAGGATATCAACGGCGGCTGCGGCGGCGACAGCCACGAACCTGTGCGCGAACCGAAACGCCCGGCCCTGCCAGACTGCATGAAGCACGTCGCTCCCGACGATGTGCCGCCCCTCGTCGTCGATGGTCCCCGTGACGCCGTAGCGGTTACTTGGAGTGAAGACCATACATGCCTCCAAAAAGGGAGAGGATCAGCTCTCCGTCATGTGGCCGCGCATCACGCCGAGGTTGAGGCTGCCGGAGGTCTGCCGGAGGTTGGAGAACGGAGTCCGCCAGATATCGTACTGGTAGACCTCAGCGCCGAGTCTGCGGTCGTATTCGCCCGTTGCCTTGACCTGCGAGAGGACGTTGATCACGCCCGGGACGCGGTTGCAGACCGCGAACACGAACCGGTTGCCGGAGGTGTCATCGAGGTTGTCGATGTCCGTCGAGGAGTAGATCGGGACGTTCTGCGTCGGGTGCCTCATAGCGGCGTTGCCCCACTCGCTGATGCCCTGCACCGCCGCCTTGTCGCCGACCGCGTCGGAATAGTAGGCTGCCGCGAGGGTGCCCATGACGTAGGCGGTCGGCTTGTAGATGCCCATGCCGATCGAGAGTTTGTTGAGCGCGAGCGTGGGCTTGGCGCTCGTCCAGTNGCCGAGGTCGCCGTCGGTCGAGTAGATCTGCGGGGTCGTGTTGAGCCGTGCCGCGATCAGTTTGTTGAGGTTCGATGCGAGGGCTCCGGCGGCCTGCTGCTGCTGGAGACTCATCGGGTCGCCGACGTCGCTCTGGATCTTCGCCTCGTCGGAGACCGCGAGGACCACGCGATCCTTGAGCACCTCGATGTCGTATCCGGCCGGGGTGCCGGTGCCTGCCAGGGCTTCCTCAAACTCTGCGAGCTGCGAGGAGACCGGGACGTTGCCGAGCATCGGGATGGTCGCCTTGAGTTTCGCCGAGGTCAGCGTCTTGCAGATGGGGGGCGCTGCGAGATCAGTGAGTTCCAGCGCTTCCATGATGACGGGCAGAATGAGGCGCTTCTGTGCCCACGTTCCATCGATGTGCAGTTCTCCGAGTATACCAGTATCGGCCATGTTAGATCACCTGCCCGAGGAAGACGACGCCGACAGTCGTGTCTGCCGCTCCCACGATCATCTTGCCGAGCGGGCACGGTCCCGCTGCGGGGGCGAGCGTCTCAAACGGCTTTGCGACCACGATTGCCTTGCCGGTCTTGCCGCCGACGATCGCACCACGATAACAGTTTCCATCTGCGGTCACGGCGACNGGGCCGTAGACGACGGCGCGNCCGTTNCCGGACGAGTCNATGGCCTCGATCGCGACCGCATACGGGGCGTTGCCCGACGCATCGCACTTCGCGGCACGGGGAAGGGTCGAAGTCGGTGTGAGCGTCAGAACCTCACCCTTAACGATTGCTGCACCCCACGCGGTGACCTGCTCGATACGGGCACCGGGGAAAAACTCGCCTGCTGTGTATGCCATTTAGACCACCTTGATTCCGGTGCGCTTGGCGAACTCTGCTGCCAGATTCGCGAACTGCTGCTCTTCGGTACTCTCGGCACCGTCGGCGCTCTGCCCGACGCCGGAGCCCTCTGCGGCCTTCTCGCCAGGCTGCGTGTTCTTGAACGCGACCACCTTCAGCGCGAACGCGCCGGGGGCGGCCTCGTACTCCTTGCGGGTCTCGGCTTCCTTCGCACCGAGCCAGCCCGCCGGGAGGTTCGCCTTCATGACGTCCCACTCGGCGTCTTTCTTCGCGGTCTCCTGAGCGGCCTTGAGCGTCGCGAGTTCCTGCTTGAGGTTCTCGAACTCAGTCGTCTTCGTTGCAAGTTCCTGCTTGAGATTAGTCATCTCTGCGAGGTTGTCGTGCTGCGTCGCCGGTGCCCGGGTTAAGGCGTCGGCGATTGTCTTGAGCAGCCCCTTGGATTCGTCGTCCATGTCTGTCTCCTGTAGGTTGTGGAATGTTGCTCCGTTGTCGTTCGGGAAGCAATTCGGGCACGCTCCGCGCTCGAACACCAGAACGTGATTCGGGGTGACGTTGCCTGCGATCCGCGTTGCACCGGGCCGCCCGGGGTCCGGGGCTTCTGGAGAAGAGAACCCGGTCGAGAGCGAGAGTTTTCCGGCGGCGGCAAGGGCCTCGATCTCCGGATCGGAGAACGCGACCGCCCCCCGTAGCGCAGGCTCGCCGCTCTGCGGGAGGTTGGCGCGGGAGACGCTGCCGACGGGGCGGAACTGCGGCGGGAGGGTGCCGTTTGCGATATCCTCCGGTCGCGGGTGCTGTGCCGGGGTGCCGGGCTCGGTCGTGACGTAGATCACCGGAACGGTGTTCCACAGGTCGACCGAGGGCGCGAAGTGCGCGGAATCGTAGAAAACAGGGTGCCCGTTGTTCGTCTGGTAGACGTCGAGGCGCTGGAGCGTGACGTCGTGGAGGTTAGCGAAAACGTTGGAGTGCGGGATATCTCCACGAGTCATACTATATGCTTGGCGCCCATACGGCATATATAAAATTGTGGGTCTGAAAAGGGGGTATTGGTGGGATTTGCGAGGGCCGCTCACGGATTCGGGGCAGCGGTGCCGCGCAAATCTTTACCCTTTTCGAGGTAGTCCACGAACCCCGTGACCCCGCCGTGTCCGTGGAACCGGGCCGGGAGCCCATAGAGGTTGATGTGGCGCTTGATCTGCGCGGCGAGGTCGGCTTCCCCGGCCGGTGCGATCATGCGCTTGATCCGCTCCTGGTAGTGCCGGATCGTGTCGCGGGAGATGTCGTCGCCGTCGAACCCAGGAAGGGTCTTGATCTGTGCCGGAAACATATCGAGGTGCTCCCGGACGATCGCCATCTGTCGGTCGTTGAGGTCTGATTTTCGGGTCATGCTGCTAATTCCTCTGCGCTCACGATGATCGCGCCGTCGCCCTCGACCGGCATCCCGCGCTCCTCGACGGCGAAATCCGCGTCGATGAGAGAGCACCGGCAGTTGGGCTCGCCGAGGTCCGGAGCGTCCTGGATCTTGTAGATCTTGCCGTCCCGGGATGCGTGGTCAGGACGCACCTCGCCGTCGCCAGCGGTGACATACTGCACGTAGTGGACCCCTGCCTTCGCGTAAGTGGCGAACCGGGCATCCGTCCTTATCTTCTGCGCCTCGGTCCTCGCGGCAGTCAGGGCGTTGTGCTGCGTGCCGTCGAAGTAGTCGCGGAGACCCCGGGCGATCTGCTTGGGGTGCATCCCGCCCCGCTGCCCCTCCCCGATGATACGGAGGATCTCTTCCGAGTCCCTGATCGCCATATCATTTAACCACGGTTTAAAGACGCGCTCGGTCGTCACGGAGACCTTGCCGTTGCCGAGGTCTTTCACGACCTTGTCGACGATATCCGTCCCACCCCGCGCCACCTGCGCCCGGTATGCGGCGACCTGTGCCTTCGTGATACCCTCGACAGTTGCCCGGGTCCACTTGGTCCGCTGCATCCGGGAGAGTTGGCTGAGCGTGGAGGTGGCTGCAGCGGTGGCGACGGCCTCGGCCTCCTCGACCAGAGCGGCGGCGATCGCCTCCTGCCGGTCCGCGAGGATCTCCTCGATGAGTTTCTGCTGCTTGTCGGTCGGCATCTAGCCTCTCGACAGGATGCGCTCGATCGCCTGCAGGCTGGCCTCGTTCGCGGCGAGGATCTTGCGCTCGGCGGCGGTTGCCCCCTTCGCCTCTTTGCCGGTGAACCCTTCGAGGTTGCCGAAGATGCCCGGGGCCGCTGCAGGGTAGGCTGCGACCAGAGCGGCGGCGACCTCATCGGAGTATTCCCCGAGGTCGAGTTCTGAGAGGTTGCGCCGGATCTCTTCGGGGAGGATGGACTTCCCGGCGATCGCGGTCTGGATCTGTTGGGCGACGACTTCGGATCGGTCGAGTTCGGGGCGCTTGAGTTGGATCCGGACATACGTATCATCGTAGCCGTTCGCGGTCAGGAGTGGCTGCAAGAACCCTTCGTATTGCTCCTCGATCCACGCCTGCGTCCCGCCGATAAAGTTGTTCCAGATCCTCATGGCTCCAGAATCGGTGCCGCCGATCGTGGTGCCCTCACTCTTGAGGACGGTGGTCGGGTTAAAATACGCCTCCAACCAGTGCGTGAGCTGCTCCAGTCGGTCCCTTGCGGTCTGGCTCTCGCGGATCTTGACATCAGGGAAGGTGAGGCCGTCGGGGAGGAAGAACCCGGTATCTTTGCCCCANTTCTTGACGAANTTATCGCCCCANGTNTTCATATCCGGCGTCATCGGGCCGGTGACCTGNGGGAAGATGAGCGGAGCGCCGACGCGGTGCACCTGCTGATCGGCGGCGTGGTTGGCGTGGTCGATGGCGGCGATCACCGGGTANGCNGGGAGNCAGTANGCGACNCCNGCCGGGAACGCGGTGCTCGGGTCGCGGATGATCGNGAAGTTCTTGAGTTCNGNCTGCGCGAACGACTCGCTCTGTGACTGGTAGACGCGGACCCGCTGCTCCTTGGTGTCGTAGACGATGCCCGGCA